CACTGACCCTGATCACTACCTCGTGGCGTGGATGTGTCCCCTGGGTGGTTCATCGACAACTGGGCATGGATATCAAGCCGTGGAACGGGTCGATAGGCGGGGACGCACCGCCGGTGTCGTACGCTGAGCAGTTAAGGCCGGATACGTCCGTTTTTCCGTACATTCTGCTGTTGCGGAAAGAGTCGGGGGTGACGCAGGAGGGGATAGTCAATGACATCATGCTGACGGGGACGGAGCTTTTCGAGCAAGAGATGAAAATACAGTACCTACGTCAGATGACGCAGAACCTGCAACTGACTGCTGGGACGGGCAATGTTGTGGAGATACTGGACGGGCCCCGCGCAATCCAAAGCGCGGAGAGGAAGCTATGCACAAACCATTACACGACGCTCGTAGTCGGGAGGTCTACTCTGACTAGATTCGGAGGTATACCGGCAGACGCACCGCGGCTGTCATCGTACTTAGCTTGCTGCAGGATACAATCTCAGACAGGCAGGAGGCACGTCATACAGGTCAGGACTGACGAAGATACGATGCTGTTCCTAGCGCCGGCGATAGCAACGGACATGAGGCGGATAGTGAAGAGAATCTGGATCACAGACTCCTCGAGACCGTCAGTGATCACCTCGATGGCTACATCTGAACTGCTCTACGATCTGTCTACGGTGTGGGATGCGATGCCGCTCCCTGACGCGAAGACAGCCACAGAAGAGGAGGAAGCAAACAAGAAACAAGCTACAGACAACACCGCTCCGGGCAGTGCCGCGGACGCTTCAAGACCTGCTTTGGGCAACGGGTCTGGGAGCGAGGTAGGTGAGGCAAAGGGGTAAACTTCAGCGCGCAGCAGACGAGTCTGCTGCGCGAATCGGCCGAGCAGATCGGCCTGGCTGAGAGCGAGTTGTTGGCGCTAATCTCAGCAGCACAGGGTGCGGACGTCAGCGTACCCGCCATGCCGTACGAGCAGCGTGCGAAAAAGCCTGTGTTTGAACCGTCTCACGCTAATTTTGTCTTGAGCTTCGACCCGGCCGTACCATCGTCGTTTTCGTCCGGGTGGGATGGAGAGCAGCAGGAACATTGTGCTCGCTTCGACGCTCGGGATTGGGTTGCGTTCTTCGGGAGGGAGAGGTGGATGAAGTATGTACCGCACCTGTCGTCGCTCCCGACCAGGTTGGTGCTGAACATCATGACGGGGTCTGTCTGTTGGCAGTCTGTAGACGAAGTGTGGTTGGACAGGCTGATCGCATCGGGGTGTTGTGGCAGCCTGAATGATTATATCGAATATGCTAAATATGCGTCGAACGCGTCGAAGCTGCGACAGGAGGGCTCACACTGGACCGACACGGAGATGGTGGGCTTGGTCGGCTGCAAGTATCCGGATAGAGACACCGAATCGACGTTGTCGGACAAGCTGCGGGAGCGCGCACCGGTCGAGAGGGAGCTGAGCGATGCGGTGAAGTCAGCGTACATGTCGATGGCCGACAGGCAACAGTTCCGACCTAAAGAGTCAGTCAAGCTGGATGAGTTCGTAGGCGAGTTGGAATGGCAGACCGACGGTGGCGCGTCAATGACAGGGCTGGACACCCCTGCAGTTGAGGTCGAAGGAGAAGGTGCGATTGCAAAGCTCAGGTTGACGAAGTCAGCTATCGTGTACTCGACGACTGCAGAGGAGGTGACAGAGAGTGTGAGGCGAGCTTTGGAAAGCAGGTCTGCGGTGGTCAAGGCCATAATCAAACTGGGCGAGACGCAGAAAGACAGGCTTATATTCCCCTACCCGTTATACTCTACGATCGCGAAGATGTGGTTGTTGTCGTTCGCAGACACGGAAAAGAATTACCCGCTCGGCGCTGCGGTCCGGACCCTGTGGCCATGGTCGAACTCGCTAGGCTTTGAAGGCGAACGGGAGATGCGCAGACACTTCGAGACATGGGCACTGGTAGACCCTGTGGGGGCTTCGGAGTTTTATGCGAAGAACCTGCTGTTGTGGGGTGCGGTTTTTGGAGACTACACACCGAGCCCGCACCTTTTCGAGAACAGGGTGACATGTGTGACAGCCGCGGATGTGAAGGAGTTCGACTTTCAAGTGGGCGAGTGGTTCGCCGATGAGTTCTGGGCTTCGGTGAGGAAGTGTGTCCCTGCGGAGGCAGAAGCGAACGTGCCTAAGGCCGGAAACCCGTTCCAAGAGCACATACTGCCACTGGACAAGTTGGCGGATTACAACTCTTTACACGACCGCAAGGGGGTAGAGCTCTCCGGTGACCAAGACCTACTGTTAGCGCGATGCCAGCATCTGGTGGTGCCCAACTTATCCATGCTACTTTCAGGGACGCCTGAAACGTCAAAGGTGGGTAACAGGGCGAACTTCATCGCGAACTCGGTCGCCGCAGAGATCTGTGATACTATATCTCCAGGGTGCGTCATCTTGTACGAGGTGAGAGGTGACGATCAAGTCTCTGCGGTGACGGGGAAGACGACAAAACAAGCCATGGCTCTGGCTGCAGTGTGGTGGATGGTGGTCAACAATTTTTTCTTGCTCGGACCGGATAAGACAAGGGTGTCGTGGGGGAGACGCCGCAACACGGAGTTTCTGAGACTGGACTACAGCGGCGGAGGGGTGCGCGGTTACGCGCTCAGAGCACTGGTGTGGTACTGCGAGAAGAGGCCCCTGTCGGCTGAGAGGATCTCGGTTAAGGGTGATAAAGTCGCTGGGATGTTGCAGCAGGCGATGACCGTGTGCAGGAGGGGCGGCGATGAGAGGCTGATAGAGTTCGCCAATTTCTGCGCGGACCGTGCTGTGGACCGGGGAGCAGCCTACTTCTCGGCCCCGACCGGGACGGGGGGGGTAGGGCTGGGGGTCACGGCGCCGTACGTGGTCGACTTTAGCGCTAAACTGAAGACGAAGATGGTCAACCCAAAGCTGGAATGGGCCGCCACCAAAGTTGCGAAGACGTACGCGGAGTTTTCTTTGACTGCCGATGAAGCTATGGACATTGCTAGAGAGCAGGCCGACGCACTGTCTGCCAGCGCAGAAGGCAAACAGATGTACCAGGCTCGGCGCGAGTCGGTCATGTCGCTGAGTATGCTGAAGGTCGCGAATGTCGAGCTGCCAAGGGCGGAAGAAGTGACGAGTCTGCCAGCGTGGCTGTTCGGGAGTGTGCCGTCGTGTTCGGTGAGGGTGGATCTGGCGAAGAAGGTGGCCAGGCTGCGGGGCACTACAATCAGGAGCGTCATCGAGCCGGAGCTGTTCAACTTGCTGGTTAAAGTCGAGAAGCGACTGAAGCTGCCGAGGAGGTTGAGCAGCGACTGGTTGTCAGGTACGATCCCGGCCAACGTTTCGGTAGCGCACCCTCTGCTTCGCCCTTCAGCGACTGTACTCGCGGCCAAGTTCATCTCAAACACAAGGCCATTTTGGGACTCGCACACCTCTTATTATCACCTGTCTCGCTGCGTTCAACATTTTGAAAGCCAGCTGCAGCGAGACATGGAACCTCTATTGCGTTGGTAGCTAGGCTGGCAGGAACAGGGCTAAAGGTGGGCGGACGCGCCTGCAGACCGCGAC